CCCATACGCGACTTTACCGCAATTTGGGCACTGCCAACAACTATTGAGCTTTTTCATTTTTGCGCCACAAAGAATACACTCTGGTATTACTTTGCTGTAATCCACTTTTGCCATTGTTTGTATCAGGATTATCGCCCCCAATTCCAAAACTAACTCTAATTGCTTCCGAAGGTGTTTCAGAAACAGCTTTTTCAACATCTACAACTTCTGATGCTGCTTCATCAGCACTAATCCAGCCCATCATTTGAGCAATCGCATAAAATTGCTGTTTCAACAGCTTAACATTCCATTTATCTTCTTCACTTTGCCAATCTAAAACATTATGAGTAAAAACCGGAATACCTTGGTATCCCCATACCTGCAAGGCTAATCTAGCTACATTCTCAATTAAACGTTTGCTGCCCCTTTGAATATTTTTTAAAGCAGAACAGTAAATTTTAAAACTAATAGATCCCCAAGATTCTGTCTGTCCATGGCTACCAACCCTGTTCATAAATATGGCTAGTTGCTTTGCACCAGAAAGCAATAACGTGTCTAATAATTCTGTAACTGCTCTAACATCTAACGATCTAGCGTTTTGTTGACCTAAAATATTAACTGTAATATCATCAAAATGAATAAAAGCATCATCTGGATTAAGCGAATCAAATAACTGTTTAATCCAGTTAAGATGCTGCATCAGCCAATCCCGTTGTTTCTGTGGATCAGCTTTAACATTAGGAGGCATAGTACTGATTAAACGTTCTAATGTGGTTGAAACATCATATCTTGGATACCCTTGATTGTGTAACACTGCTTGCAAATCTTGAAGTATCTGCATTTGAAAATCTATTGCGTATAAAACAGGAGCTAATACCAGTGTGCCCCTTGGATCATCTATATCAGGATCAGTTGGCACCCAAAAGAAATTTGCATTTTCAAGAGAAACCGTTCCTTGTGGTTGACGTTGATATGGTATCCATACTTTTTTGTTATTTCTTTCTTCTAACCTCCATTCAAGTGATTGTGGTAAGATAGGATATACATCTACAATATCTGTTAAATCTTCGGAAACCTCTGCTTCAATACCCATACCGCCTCTAAGATAAGCTGATAGATGAAGTTGATCTATTAAGCCATCCAAGCCAGAATTGTTAATAGCATTTACTCTGGCAGCAAACTCGTTCCATTTTGCTTCTACTCTCGATAACCTGTTATTTCTATTGCGAATATCATATATCCGCATTTCATGCCCTTGATTAGCCAAGCGGATAAAATTCCAGACAGCCATGCTAACATCAGGATGAACTTTACGAAGAAAATCTATAGCAGCTGTAGTTTCGCTGATTGACCGTAATTGTGTTAATGTATCTGCTACTCTAGAACGATATGGTGACAATATTGTATTTAATCCAAAATTTGAAGTAGTTATCCTTCCTGCTGTAATTTTTGGAGCATCACGTTTTCTAGCAAATAAATTACTAAAAATCGACATTCATCTGATCACTCCTTGAAGTGCCTTAAAGCACTCATCCAACATTCTCTGCAATTTCCAGTACAGGTATCTTTGTAAGATTGTTTAACATCAGCAATAAGTCCAAACTGATCAGGACAAATACCTGTTTTATCAGCAATATTAACTACTAAACGTTTTAAATATTCGATACTCAAAATTAAGCTATCCTCCCCGGTTTGCCCCCTAATAATAAACCCATATAGGGGCTAAGTGTTAAAGTTAAATCTTGAAAATCTTTATATAGCAACATGCATATTGTAACTAAGTCATCATGCATTGACTTAGGAGCAGAATACGAAATTTTACCTGTTTTAGTGGTTTTATAAGTAAAAGCTTTAAGTTCTTCTTTAAGCCATTTATCATCTAGTAAAACAATAGCTTTTTGCTCCATTAAAAGACTTAAATGAGATACCATTTGCTCTTTTAAAGCATTGGAAATATAAACTCCTTCAACTTCTACACCACGCTGTTTAACAGCTTCAGGCAGTGTTTCCCCTAAACCTGTTCTATCCATGATTAACTTTGCAAAATTGTATTTTTTGCAAAGATACTCAACTCTGTCTAACTGCGATACCCAAGGCATCCCTGTCCAACGTTCTACATGTACCATCTGCCCTTTATCATCGCGAATACCAAAAGCACTGTAATCTTGTTCTTTTGCCGGATCCCATGCAGCTGTATAAACTACCCCAGGTTCCGGGTCTTGTTGTATGCCTTTACAAACAGCATCAACGTTGATAAAAACTTCGCCACCGTCATTTAGAAATTCTGCTGCCCATTCCTGTCTAAATATTCTTTCTGGCAAACTTTTCTTCGCTTTTTCAACTTCTTCGGGTTTAATATGTGGATTAAGCCACGTTGGAAACTGCCAGCTTTCCCAATCAGGATTTTTCTCTCTATCTTGCCCCATAAGATAAAGCTCATAGAAATAATTCCGGCCTCTCGGTGAGCTATTGATAATAGCTAATCCGCCACTACCATTAGGGCCACGATTAGGAGATTGTAAACGAGAATAAATATTACCCCAAACTTCTTCAAGATCACGTATTCTAGCTGCTTCGGTGATAACTACTATATCCAAACCTACAGTAACAAGTTGTTGAGGATCATCAGCTGATTTAACTTCTATTACCCCACCATTAATTGTCTCAATGATTTTATCCTGTTCATAGATATGCGTTATCCATTCTCGTGGAAAAAAGTATTTTAATTCACGCCACAACTGTCGTGCCATCGGAAAGGTAGGAGCTACTAGCCAACCATGAACACGAGGCACCAAACTTTCTGGCCTATCTTCTGATAGCATTTCAGCAAACTTTTTGATAAATTCATTGATTGAACATCTATCTTTGCCCCACCTTGCACCTCCAACAATAACTTTATATCTAGCATTAGAAGCATGAATTAATTCTTGACCAGGATGTGGTGTATATTTTACTTTTGCTGTTACTACTTTTCCTTCTTTTGGGTGAAGAATACAGTTTGGGCATCGTTTTAATTTAGTCCAAGTTTTTAATTTAGAACGGTATCTTTGTCTAAAAACTTTACCACATGATTCACAAATGCCAAATCTAGGATCATCTTTAACTTTTTCTCTGTCGATAAGCTCCAAATCTATTTCTTCTAGTTCTTTTTCTTCTTGTTCAGTCAGCATTTACACTCCTTTTAACCTCCTTCAACAATTTCAACTCCTTTATTTTCTGAATCCCATAACACTCGAAGTTTAACCTGTTTCTTAGCACCACCGCCTGTATCCTCATCATCACCAGTACGGAGAATTTCTCTCTTTTTATCAATCAAAATACCTGCTGCTACAGTTAAATCTTTCAGCTTTGCTTGCTCTATCAAATCAGGAGTAATCTTATCGAGTATTAATTCAAGTTTACCGTCTATTATGTCAACAAGTTTTAAATCCTTTTCAAGATTTGCCAACTCTTTATCAGTTTTAGCAAGTTTAATTAACTCTTTCTTTTGCTTAAGATACATCTTCTTGTTTTCAATCATCTTGTCTATTTCTTTAGGCGTAACTTGCTCTATAACAGACGGTAAAACTTCTGGTAAAACTTCTGGCTCTATAACTGGTATCTTTTTCTTCTTACGTCTTGGCATCAAACATCCTCCTAGATACCCCTCCAAATAATTATCTTCTCACCCTATAGGTGTTTTAAAAGGGGTTTTTACAACCCCCTTTTGATTAATTTTTTTAAAATATTTTCCCACTCTATATGTCTTTAAAACAGGAAAAATACAACCCCTGTTTTATAAAAATTTAAATTTATTGCAGCGGAATGGGGTGTCACACTAATTGTCACCAAAGCACAAAATCAAATTCATCTGTTCAGTAGCATGTCATCTTAGATATTTAGTAACATGGATAGTAACATGAGATAGGATATGGATAACAGTATTATACAGTTAACTGTTAGTATTAAAATTAACTGTAGATCAGTAAAACAGTAAAACAGTAGATCAATAAAACATAGATTAATAAAATATAAATTAATAAAACATAAACTAATAAATATAAAATTAATACATAAATACTTTGATCTCTTAAATTATCTTTAATTTCTTTAACGATCTTTGTAGTTTACTACACTTTAGTTACTTAAATGATCTTATAATTTCTTAGATCAACTTTTTAAACTAAAATTAAGATCAATAAATTAATTAAATATTTAGATCTATAAAATTAATTATTAATTATTAATTATTAATTAAATATTATTTATATATTTAATATCTTAACTGTATAATACCCCGCCTTTTACTGTTAAAATTTAATACTGTTATGTTACAAATACTGTTTTCATCCTAATTCTCAAGTAGAAGCAAAAAATTTAAGGAGGTATTGT